AAAGATATATGGAAGTGTTTAGGTGCATTATGGAGGGGTGTGAATAGTACCAAAGATTTATCACCAGGTAGTTATAGAGAAGCAATAAGATTAGGTACATATGTTGCAACACAATTTAAACCAGTTGTTGCAAAAACAATATACGATATGACCAATGCAGAAACAGTATTAGATACGAGTTGTGGTTGGGGAGATAGACTTGCTGGTTTCTTTGCTAGTAAGGCAACACATTATTATGGTTGTGATCCTAATCCAAATACATATAAGAATTATCAAAAACAAATAGAAGAGTATAGTAAATTCTTTCCAAATAAAACTGTTAAGATATGGAGATGTGGTGCAGAAGATTTACCTTATAATGAATTACCAGATATAGATTGTGCATTTACAAGTCCACCATATTTTTCTACTGAACAATATAATAAAGGTGGAGAGTATGAAGAAGACCAATCGTGGAGTAAATTTAATGAGTATGAAAAATGGAGAGATAGTTTTTATCTTCCAGTTGCAGAAAAGACTTTAAGTAAATCAAAATATATGTTTGTTAATATTATGGATCCAAAAATTAAGAATAAAAGATATAGGTCAAGTGATGAACTAGTTGATACTTTTAAAGATAAATTTTTAGGTCAAGTTGGTATGAGAATTATGCAACGTCCTCAAGGTAATAAGAAATTTAAAACTAAAGAAGAGTTAAATGTTTTTATGGCAATGACTTTTATTGAAAATATTTGGTGCTTTGGAGAGAAAATTGACTTGTTTAAGACTAGTAGATTAGGAACGTTAGAAGACTTTATAGAATAAATATATATGTAGGAGATTTATAATTAAAATAATAGTAAGTAGTTTAACTGTACTAGCAATATTCTTTTTTATTACTTGGATGTTAGAGTATGTTATTTAATTTTTTTATGGGTGTAGTAGTTGTTTTAATTATAATGTTAATTATAGTATGGCTTGGGTATTAATGATAGAGAATTGTGAAAATAACGATATATAGACAATCAAATGAGTATATTAGTCATAATTTTTTACCAAAGGAACTTGACTCGGTCAAGGAATTATGTTATATTAACAATATAAAATTTTATGTATTATCATATACGGAACAGGAGATGAGTGAGTATGAAGGACTTTCTTAAAGAAATTATTAAAGAAACAGGAAATGAATATGCTAGTTTAGCAAGTGAAGGTATCACAGCAGGTGATGTTGTTTCATTTATAGATACAGGTTCTTATTCTTTTAATGCTCTTCTTTCAGGTTCAATTTATGGTGGGTTACCAGGCAATCGTATTACTGCAATCGCAGGAGAAGCCGCAACAGGTAAAACATTTTTTGCATTAGGAGTAATCAAACATTTTTTAGATAAAGATAAAAATTCAGGAGTTATATTCTTTGAATCAGAAAATGCTGTATCAAAGGAAATGATTGAAAATAGAGGTGTTGATAGTACAAGAGTAGTAGTAGTACCAGTATCAACTGTACAAGAATTTAGAAGTCAATCAATAAAAATACTAGACAAATATTTAGAACAAGAAGAAGATAACAGACAACCTTTAATGTTTGTGTTAGATAGTTTAGGAATGCTATCTACTACAAAAGAAATGGAAGACACAGCAGAAGGTAAAGAAACAAGAGATATGACAAGGGCACAAATTGTCAAATCTACATTTAGAGTTTTAACACTTAAACTAGGACAAGCAAATGTTCCTTTGTTAATGACCAACCATACTTATGATGTGATTGGTTCTATGTTCCCACAAAAAGAAATGGGTGGCGGTTCAGGATTGAAATACGCTGCTTCAACAATCATCTATCTTGGTAAACGAAAAGAGAAATTGGGTACCGAGATTATTGGAAATATTATTCATTGTAAAATATATAAATCAAGAATTACTAAAGAAAATGCTAAAGTGGATGTTAAGTTAACTTATAAACACGGTTTGGATAAGCATTATGGACTATTAGAACTAGGAGAAGAGGCAGGTATCTTTAAGAAGGTATCAACTAGATTTGAAATGCCAGATGGTTCTAAAGTATTTGGTAAACAAATTAATGATAATCCAGATAAGTATTTTACAAAAGAAATATTAAAGAAAATAGATGAATACGCAAACAAAAAATTCACATACGGATCAGACGAAGAGTAAAAGATACACCTTTGCTCAAAGAGAAGGTGATGATTTTTCCTGTATAAAACTTACTGAAGGTAAGTATAGAGGAGTAATTTATCACTATGGTAAAGTTGGATTTGGAAAGGATGAAAATCCTGATGGTACTTTACCTATGAAGTTTGATTTCACTGTTAAATTAAATCCTACAGAAGAGAAATTGGATGTTGATAATAAAGAATTTGTAGATTATATTGGTGACCTATTGATAGAATTATTAGATGAGAAAATAAAAAGTGAAAAATAAAAATTATATTAATGTTTATGATGATGTATTAAATGCTGGTCAATGCCATCATTTAGTTGAAAAGTTTGAAGATTCAAAACATCAATGGATTAAAACAGAATTAAAAGGTCATAGGTCTTTTACAGAAATTAATATAAATTTAAATACAGATTGGCAAGAATATGTGGATATATTATATAAAGCAATGAGACCATATGTTGACAAGTATTGTGAAGATAATAAGATAGATAAGATACACCAATGGCCAGAAAAATTTGGATTTGAACAAATCCGTTTTAAGAAATATGAAGTTAATAATGCAGATGAATTTAAAGAACACGTTGATGTTATGGACTATGCAAGTGCAAAAAGATTTCTTGTATTCTTTTTATATTTAAAAGATAATAAGGGAGGTCATACTTCTTTTCCTGAATATGATTTGAAAGTTGAACCAAAGGCAGGTAGATTATTAATGTTTCCACCTTTGTGGACTTATAAACATATAGGACATAAACCAATAGAAGAACCAAAATATATAATAGGAAGTTATTTACATTACGTATGAACGAAAGAATAGAAACTACAATTTTAAATAATCTCTTTTTTCAAGAAGATTATACTAGAAAAGTATTACCATTTTTAAAAGAAGATTATTTTCCATTAAGAACTGAAAAGATTTTATTTTCAGAAATATATAAGTTTGTTGAGAAGTATAATAATCTTCCAACAAAAGAAGCAATCATCATAGAATTATCTCAAAGAAAAGATATTAATGAAGATGAACATAATACATTAAAAGAAATTGTTAATTCTATATCTAAATTAGATTCTGATCCACAATGGTTGTTAGATACAACTGAAAAGTTTTGTAAAGATAGAGCAGTACATAATGCTGTATTAAGTGGTATTAGAATTTTAGATAAGAAAGATAGTAAGAGAACTCCAGAATCCATACCTGGTATATTAGCAGACGCATTAGCAGTATCATTTGACCAACATATAGGGCACGATTATATAGGTGACCACGAAGAGAGATTTAAATGGTATCATACAAAAGAAACAAAATATCAATTTGATTTAGATTATATGAATAGAATTACCAAAGGTGGTGTTCCTAGTAAGACTTTGAACATTGCATTGGCAGGAACAGGTGTTGGTAAATCTTTGTTTATGTGTCATTGTGCGAGTGCATATTTAGTACAAGGTTTAAATGTTTTATACATAACTTTAGAAATGGCGGAGGAAAGAATTGCAGAAAGAATAGACGCAAATCTTTTAGATGTAACTATAGATGATTTACATACAATGCCAAAAGATTTATATGAAAATAAAATGGAAAAATTACGAAAGAAAACTGGTGGGACATTAATTATTAAAGAATATCCAACAGCGTCTGCTCATAGTGGACACTTTAGAGCATTGTTTAATGAACTTGCATTAAAGAAAAGTTTTAAAGCAGATGTAGTGTTCATAGATTATTTAAATATATGTGCGTCAAGTAGATTTAAAGGTGGCAATATAGGTTCTTATTTTTATATTAAGGCAATCGCTGAAGAGTTAAGAGGACTTGCAGTAGAATTTAATGTACCTTTGTTTTCTGCTACACAAACAACAAGAACTGGATTTGTTAGTACAGATATAGGTTTAGAAGATACAGCAGAAAGTTTTGGATTACCTGCAACAGCAGACTTTATGTTTGCAATAATATCCAATGATGATTTAGAAGCATTAGGTCAAATGAAAATCAAACAATTAAAGAATAGATATAATGACCTATCAATCAATCGGTCATTTATCATAGGTGTTGATAGGTCAAAAATGAGATTGTATGATGTAGGACAACAAGCACAAAACATTGTTGATTCTAATCAAAAGGAAACGAAAGAAGAGAAAACTGTTTACGATAAGTTTTCTGATTTTAAAGTGTGAAAGGAAGAATAATATGAAAGGAAATAAGAATGAAGAAAGTTAAATTAGCAATTGTAGGAGTAGGTAATTGTGCCAGCTCACTAGTACAAGGGATTGAATATTATAAACGTCATCATAATGAAGAGGTTGATGGTATTATGCAGACGCAAATTAATGGATGGAGACCACAAGATATAAAAGTTGTGGCAGCTTTTGATATTGATAGAAGAAAAGTAGGGTTACCAATTGAAGAAGCAATTTTTGGAAAACCTAATTGTACAAAAGTTTTTCAAGAATTTGCTGAAACTAATGGAGTTAGGGTAAAAATGGGTCCAGTATTAGATGGAATAGCTGGTCATATGAAAGACTATCCTAGCTTTCAATCGTTTAGAGTTTCAGATGAAAAACCAGTAGATGTTGTTGAAGAATTGAAAAAAACTAAAGCAGAAGCTTTAGTTTGTTATTTACCTGTAGGTTCTCAAAAAGCGGTTGAGTTTTATGCCGAAGCTTGTTTGAAGGCTAAAGTAGCTATGGTTAACTGTATGCCAGTTTTTATTGCCTCGGATAAAAAATGGGCAAATAAATTTAGACAAGCAGGAGTACCAATAATTGGGGACGATATAAAAAGTCAGGTTGGAGCAACCATTGTTCATAGAGTTTTAACCCGATTGTTTAACGATAGAGGTTGTAAAATATTAAGAACCTATCAATTGAATACTGGTGGGAATACTGACTTTTTAAATATGCTAGAAAAGTCAAGACTAAAATCTAAAAAGATTTCAAAAACAAATTCTGTCCAATCACAATTGGATGTTCCTTTAGAAGATAAAAATATTCATATTGGTCCTTCGGATTATGTTCCTTGGCAAAAAGATAATAAGATTGCTTTCATTCGAATAGAAGGTGAAGGGTTTGGTGGTTCACCGATAGAACTTGAGATGAGACTATCTGTGCAAGATTCACCAAATAGTGCAGGTGTGGTTATTGACGCCATTCGATGTGTGGCACTCGCAAGAGAACGGGGATTAGGAGGTCCTATAAATAGTGCTTCATCATACTACATGAAAACTCCTCCAAAACAATATCGTGATAGTATAGCACATGAGTTAACAAATGATTTTATTAAAGGAACAGATTTTAGAAGCATGTCATAAAGTATGAAATACAAATATAATAAACATGATCAAGCTAGAAAAAGACAACCATCTATTTACTATAAAGCAGTAATGATTAAGTCAGATAGACAAATAATTTGGCGGGCAGTTGAAATGCCAAGTAAGTTAGTAGTAGAGGAAAGTTTTTTTGAGGAAGATGTTAAAAGAATAGTTAAGTTTCAAAATAAAAATAAGACTTTTGGTAGATATGGATTTCCTAAGTTTTTTGATAAAAGAACTATTGAGGAAAGAAAGTCAGACCCAGGCAGATCCAG